AGAGTTGGTAGTAGATTTTTAGGTATGCCAGGTCTTGCATTATCACTAGGTATTAGTGGCTATGAAATGTATGATGATTGGAAAAAGAAAAGAGGTATGTTTAGTGAAGAATAAAACTCTTGTGATAAATATGCCACATGTAAAGTGGAAGGATATCCCACCTTTAAAGGTACCTGACTCACAGGGGTTGAATGTTCCCACAAAACAAGTTAAAACAATAGAGAACTCGGAGAATATAAATGGCAGAAATAGACAAACCATTACCAAACGTAAATACTGAAATTAAAGTACCTGGCGAAGAAGAAATCGCAGTTGCTCAAGAAGAAACTATTAAAGAGCAATCAGGAGCTGAGGATATTGAAGTTACTACAGAAGAAGATGGTGGTGCTACAATTAATTTTGATCCAGAGGCAGTTAACCAAGCTGGTGGAGAAAGCCATTTTGACAATTTAGCAGAATTATTACCAGAAGATGTTTTAGGAAAATTAGGTTCTGAATTAGCAGATAATTTTTCACAATATAAAAGTTCCAGAAAATCTTGGGAAGATACTTATACAAAAGGTTTAGATCTTTTAGGATTTAAGTATGAAAACCCAACACAGCCGTTTCAAGGTGCTTCAGGTGCAACTCACCCAGTTTTAGCTGAAGCAGTTACACAATTCCAAGCACAAGCTTATAAAGAATTATTACCAGCAACTGGTCCAGTCCATACTCAAATAGTTGGACTTGCCGATAGAGCAAGAGAAGACCAGTCAAACAGAGTTAAAGAATTCATGAACTATCAGCTCATGGATGTGATGAAAGAGTATGAACCCGAGTTCGATCAAATGCTTTTTTATCTCCCTCTTAGTGGCTCTGCTTTCAAGAAAGTTTATTACGATGAACTTCTTGGCAGAGCCGTTTCAAAATTTGTACCGGCTGATGATTTAGTCGTACCTTATACAGCAACTTCTTTAGAAGATGCAGAAGCAGTTATTCATGTAATTAAAATGTCAGAAAATGACTTAAGAAAAAAACAAGTTTCTGGTTTTTATAAAGACGTTGATTTAAAACCTGGATACAATGAAGAAACAGAAGTAGAGAAAAAAGAAAGAGAATTAGAAGGAATTAAAAAAACTAGAGATGAAGATATCTTTACAGTTTTAGAAATTCACACAGATTTAGACCTAGAAGGGTTTGAAGACAAAGATTCAACAGGAGAACCAACTGGAATTAAACTTCCTTACATTGTTGCTCTTGAAATGGGTCAAAGACAAGTACTATCAATTAGAAGAAACTTTAAAGCTGAAGATCCGCAGAAAAATAAAATAGATTATTTTGTTCATTTTAAATTTTTGCCTGGAATGGGTTTTTATGGTTTCGGTTTAATTCATATGATCGGTGGTTTATCAAGAACAGCAACCACTGCATTACGTCAATTATTAGACGCAGGAACTTTAAGTAATTTACCAGCAGGATTTAAGCAACGTGGAATACGTGTAAGAGACGAAGCACAAGCTATACAGCCCGGCGAATTTAGAGATGTTGATGCACCAGGAGGAAATATCAAGGATGCATTTATGCCTTTACCATTTAAAGAACCTTCACCAACTTTATTACAGTTGATGGGGATCGTGGTACAGGCAGGACAAAGATTTGCCGCCATAGCTGACATGCAGGTCGGGGACGGCAACCAACAAGCAGCTGTTGGTACGACCATTGCTCTCTTAGAACGTGGTTCAAGAGTCATGTCAGCCATCCATAAAAGGTTGTTTGTGGCGATGAAACAAGAATTTCAATTATTGGCAGGAGTTTTTAAACAGTATTTACCTGCAGAATATCCATATGATGTTGTGGGTGGACAAAGAAATGTAAAAGTTACAGATTTTGATGATAAAGTTGATATTATTCCTGTTGCTGATCCAAATATTTTTTCTCAATCACAAAGAATTTCAATGGCACAGACAGAATTACAACTTGCAATGTCAAATCCGCAAATGCATAATTTGTACGAAGCGTATTATGCAATGTATCATGCAATTGGTGTAAAAAATATTAACAAAATTTTACCACCACCGCCTCAACCGACTCCAATGGACCCGGCAGCCGAAAATATTATGGCAATGAGTAGTAAACCATTCCAAGCTTTTAAAGGACAAGATCATCAAGCGCATATTACAACCCATTTAAACTTTATGGCGTCTAATATTGCACGAAATTCACCTCCAGTTCTTGCTGCATTAGAAAAAAATATTTTTGAACATATTTCTATGATGGCACAAGAGCAGTTAGAAGTAGAATTTAGAGATGAAATTATGCAATTGACACAAATGCAACAAATGGTGCAACAAAATCCAATGTTGCAACAAGATCCGCAGTATCAACAGCAGATTATCACTATGTCGATGAATTTAGAGTCTAGAAAAGCGAAATTAATTGCAGAAATGACTCAAGAATTTAAAAATGAGGAGAGTAAAATCATGGGTGAGTTTGGAAATGACCCAATTGCTAAGTTAAAAGCAAGAGAATTAGATTTAAGAGCTATGGATGACTCTATTAAACGTGAACAAGGCCAAGAAAAGATTAATTTAGACAAATCTAAACAATTAATGGGCCAACAACAGTTTGATGAGAAGTTAGCTCAAAATGAAGAATTAGCTCAATTAAGGGCTGATACATCAATACAAAAGCAGGCTATGTCTCAAGATGCCAAGTTAATCAATGATATGATTAAACAGGAGGACGTTAAGATCTTGAAAGGCCCTAGAAGATAGTATAAGAAACTAACAGGAGAAAAATATGTCAAAAGGAAGAACATTTTGGACAAAAAACAACCCAAACTATATTGGTAAAGTTGTGTCTGACACACCAAAAGCGGATATGTCAAATACACTCAATGTCAATAGTGATGGGTATGCTAAAGCAGTAGAAGTTAAAGTTCCTAAAGGTGAGCCAGTTGTGAACAAAGTTGGCGGACAAAGAAGAATGCTAGCTTCGAAAAAGTCTAAAGTAAGTTGGTGGTAGTATGGCTTGGTTCAGCTTAGCTAAAATAGCATTACAAGCTGGCGGTAAAATTTATGCCAATAGACAAAAGGCAAAAGTTGCTATGTCTGATGCACAACTTTTACACGCTGAGCGACAAGCTCGTGGTGAGGAAGCTTACCAGGGCAAACTTTTAGAAGCCCGTCAATCAGACTACAAGGACGAATTTGTCCTCGTGATTATTTCAGCGCCCATAATTGTGTTAATGTGGGCAGTGATGTCGGACGATCCGTCGGCAATGGAAAAGGTAAAGCTTTTCTTTGACTATTTCCAGTCGTTGCCGTCATGGTTCACAAATTTGTGGATCCTTGTCGTAGCGAGCATTTTTGGAATTAAGGGAACACAAATCTTCAGGAACGGTAAGAAATAAAGGTGGACATAAATTAACAATTTACATATAAGGATAACACTATGGCTAAAAAAAAGAAGTGGAAAAAAAGATTAGGAAAAGCTTTAGCAGCTGGAGCTGCTTTAGCAGGTGGTTTAGCATTAGCTAGAAGAAGAAATAGAGCAGCAAGTATGGCTGACGTTGAAGGAGCTGAAGCCGGCTTTGGCGACATGAAATTAAAAAATTACGGCCCACATAAAATTGGTGGTTATCATACACCGAGAGTAAAAAGACCTATTTGGCAAGGAGCAACAAATCCAAGTGGAGATATATTTGGAATGGATGCAACAGGAGATATTCAATATGCTATGCCAGCAAAAGGTGGTAGAATTGTAAAAACTAAAAAAGGCGGCGTTGCAAGACGTGGCTTAGGAAGAGCATTTTTAAAAGGGAGAAAATAACATGAGACAAAATGGAGTAAGACCAGGAAGAACAAGATACGCTAAAGGCGGTAGAGCTAATGCTCGAGGTGGCGGAGTAATGAGAGACGACATGGTACATGGTTACTATCCTTCAGATATGGGAATGGCTGGCGGAGCGATGTATAAAAAAGGTGGTCGTGTAAGTAAAAAGAAACAAGGCTACAAAGATAGAAAAGATGAATCTATCGCTATGAGAATCCGTAAGAAAAGAACTAAGAAGCAATTAAAAGCTTCTGCTGACGAATCTTATGGAAGATGGGGAAGCAAAGCTAAGAAGTCTGGCAAGATTAACAGATAGTCATGATTAAAAAATTATTACAAAAAATTTTTGGCTCTAAAGTTATTTGTGCTCATGCAAATAGAGTTTCTAAAACAGTAAAATATTGTTCTGATTGTAAATTAGTATTAGACGAAAGTTAAGATGTCTAAAAACTGGATTCAGAAAGCTGTTAAAAAACCGGGAGCTTTAAGAAAATCTTTAGGTATTAAAAAAGGCAAAAAAATTCCAGCGGCTAAATTAAATGCTGCTGCTAAAAAAGGCGGTAAGTTAGGACAACGTGCAAGACTTGCTCAAACCTTTAAAAAAATGAGAAGAGGATAAGCACGCTATGAATTATGAGACAGGCATTATTAACAGCATTAGAAAAAAGATATAAAGCTAAGATATCTGAAGCAGACGCTACAATTAAGATCTATTTGGAAAATCCTGTAGGTATTGGGGAACATCCTCAACACTTAGATGAAATTGACAAACAGTTACAAATTATAGTAGATGCTAATGAAAAACTAAAGGAACTAAAATCTTTTGAAGTTCCAAGGGTGGAATTATAATGCCATTTAAATCAGAAAAACAAAGAAGATACTTATGGAAAAAGGAACCAGCTATAGCAAGAAAGTGGACTAAAAAATACGGAAGCAAACCAGTAAAGAAAACAAAAAGGAGAAAAAAATAATGGACGATTTAACTTTTGTAACGAAAGTGCAAAGAATTATAAAAATGCGACATGATGATGTTGTATCTGCGTTAGCATCTGGTGGTGTTGACAATATGGAAAAATATCAATATATGTTAGGACAGATACGAACATATCAGTATTTAAGTCAGGAAATATCCACCCTGCTAGAAAAAAAGGAGCGAAATGACAAAGACGGAACAGTTATCAACCTCAATTCAAAAACCAAAGATTGAGTTACCAAATAAAGAATTAGTTGGTGTTAAAACAACTAAACAAAAAGAACAGGATTTAAAATCCGAATCAGCAAAATTACCTAAACCAACAGGTTGGCGAATTATGGTTTTACCTTTTAAACAAAAAGATAAAACTAAAGGTGGAATATTATTAGCAGATGAAACAGTAGAACGATCACAAGTGGCATCGACTTGTGGTTTAGTTTTGGATATGGGCCCGCACTGCTATGATAAAGAAAGATACCCAGAAGGTCCCTGGTGCAAGAAAGGTGATTGGATTATCTTTGCAAGATATGCCGGATCACGAATTAAAATAGATGGGGGCGAGATAAGACTTCTCAATGATGATGAAGTTTTAGCGACCGTGGAAAACCCTGAAGATATATTCCACGAATTTTAAACATAGAAGGAGAAAAAACTATGCCAGATAAAAAAGAAGAAAACATATCTAAAGAACCAATGGTTGATTTAGATACATCCGGACCGGGTGCAAATGTTGATCTTCCAGAAGAACCGAAAGATGAGGAAAAAACTTTTGAAAAGGAGGAAAAGAAAAATGAAGCAAATGTTACGTACGATAATGAGTCCGATGACACACATGAGAAACCTGACGAGCAGCCTGCTGTTCAAGATGGCGGGGAAAGTCGGGAAAACCGTGTCGAGGGAGGAACTGTTGAGAAGAGCGAAGAAACATCAAGCGCTAAACAGCCCGACAACCAAAAGCAAGTTGAAGAGTATTCTGAAGGAGTTAAGAAAAGAATAGCTAAACTTACTAGAAAGATGCGTGAAGCAGAGAGACAGCGAGAAGAAGCTATTTCTTATGCAAAACGCGTCAAAGACGAGAGAGATAGATATGAAGCAACTGCAACATCTTTAGACAGAAATTATGCAAGCGAAATGGAAGGCAGAATTTCATCTTCATTAACTGCAGCTCAAGAGAAATTAAAAGCTGCTAGGCAAAGTGAAGATCATAAAGCTGAAGTAGAAGCTTTAACAGCTATTTCACAATTAGGTTATGAGCAAGGTAAATTAGCAGAATTAAAGACCCAGCATCAAATGCAGGATACTGCTGCTAAAGAAGCAGAAGCACGACCTGTTCAATCACAACAACCAACACAACAACCTGCCAGAGATCCAAAAGCGGAAGCCTGGGCAGATAAAAATGAGTGGTTTGGCAAAGATAATGCCATGACTTACACAGCATTTGATTTACACCGTAAATTAACAGAAGAAGAGGGAATGGATCCACAATCTGATGAATATTATGCAGAGGTGGATAAAAGAATAAGACTTGAATTTCCCCACAAATTTGGTAATAAAGGTGTAGAAAAACAGACTAGTAAACCTACACAAAACGTTGCCTCTGCAACGCGTAGTTCAAAGACTGGTCGCAAGCAAGTGAGGCTCACACCGTCTCAAGTCGCAATAGCGAGAAAATTAGGTGTGCCACTAGAAGAGTATGCGAAACAACTTATGAACACGAAGGAGGTATAGGCATATGAAAAATAATAAACCAACTCGTGCGAGTCAAACTAAAAGTGATTCTACAAAAGTACAATCACAAGCAAAAGCGGTAGCACCAAAAGTGCAACCAAAAGTTTGGACTCCACCATCGTACTTAGATACGCCCAACGCGCCAGAAGGATTCAGACACAGATGGGTCAGGGTAGAAATTCTAGGATTCGTTGATACGAAAAACATACAAGGACGCTTAAGATCCGGGTATGAATTAGTAAGATCAGATGAATATCCTGAAGAGGACTATCCAGCAATCGCAGATGGCAAATACGCAGGGGTTATCGGGCACGGAGGCCTAGTGCTGACTAGGGTCCCGGAAGAGATCGCACGGTCAAGACAAGAGTATTTTGCACAGCAAGCTCAAGATCAAATGACCGCAATCGACAACGATCTTATGAAGGAACAGCATAAGGGAATGCCTATCGAAATTGATAGACAATCTCGTACGACCTTCGGTGGGAAGAAAAGTTAACGAATTTTTAACTAATCAAACCAGCGAAAGAACATTAACCGTGACTGGAGGTCCGTAAGGACAGGTCACATAAGGAGAAACGACAAATGGCTAATGCGTCAACAACTGGGTTTGGTTTTAGACCCATTAAAAAAATAGCGCAGAACTATAATAACGCTGGACTTTCTGAGTACAGTGTTGCAGCTTCTTCAGCTTTAATTTCACACGCAGCTTTGTGTAAATTAACAGGTGATGGTGTTGTACTCGCTTCAGGAGACACAGATGTAACTAATCTGGGTACACTGAATGGAGTGTTTTATACTGATGCTACGACAAGTAAACCAACATGGAGTAACTATTCGCCAGCAAGTAATACTGCTACGGATATTGTTGCTTTCATAAACGACGATCCTATGCAGATGTACGAAGTTATGTCTGCTGATACAGCTTTCAACCAAAATGAGGTTGGACACTGTGCAGATCAAGTCGGTGCTGCGGGAACTTCACCGTTGTATATTTCGAGCTCAAAAATCTCGGCTACAACTGCGAATACTCAAGCACAATTGTTTATCCTAGGGGTTTCGAAAGATCCTGATCACTCTGATACAACTGCAGAGGGCTTCTCTCTGAGAGTTCAGATTAGAGAACACATCTTGATCGGTCAAAATACCCAAAGAGCCGGAATATAAGGAGGAATAACTATGGCAATATCACGTAATCAACTAGTCAAAGAACTAGAGCCAGGTTTGAATGCTTTATTCGGTCTGGAATATAAACAGTATGAAAATCAGTCCGCTGAGATTTATACAACTGAGTCATCTGACAGAGCTTTCGAAGAGGAAGTTATGTTGTCAGGTTTCGCTCAAGCACAAGTAAAACCGGAAGGTTCAGGTGTTACATATGATAATGCTCAAGAAACTTTCACAGCTAGATACACTAACGAGACAATTGCTCTCGCTTTTGCTATCACTGAGGAAGCAATTGAAGATAATTTGTATGACAGACTGGCTTCTAGATATACAAAAGCTTTAGCAAGATCTATGGCTCAAACAAAACAAGTTAAAGCAGCGTCTCCATTAAACAATGGACAAACTGGAGGTAGTTTTACTTCTGGCGACGGTGTAACTTTGTTTAACGCGTCACACCCAACGATTGCTGGAACGTTTTCGAACCAGTTATCAACAGCTTCGGATTTAAACGAGACTTCATTAGAG